TCCGTCCTGAATGTGACAGTGGCGCTGGATGTCGAGACAGAATTATAAGTCCGCACACCAACGCCCAGGGCGATTGTGTCCCCTGGGTCAAGGGCCACCTCCCAAGACCCAACAAGTCCCATATCGGTGCCGGGGTTGGGATCCCCGACAGCCGTCCCGCTAAACCCCCTGTGGATAACGGGAACATTGGTCAAATTGCTAGGGACAGAGCCCGCCGCATCAACAATCTGCCTGGAAGTGGGTCCGAAGACACCACCCCGATACCCAAACAGATTGGCGGCGAACAATTTCAAGTCCTCAAAATCAGCAGCAATTTGCACGCGTACCATGTATCGTCCACCATAGGTGGACTTCACACTGGCAGTCCATGTGGGCTGCGTTGCCGTCTGTGTGAACTTACAACCTCCCCAAACCGTGGCATTGTAGCTCGGAATGGCGGTGGCCTTAGTCCACATGTCAGCGCCGGCAATCGTGGCATTAGGCAACATCAAAGCGGCAACCGAAAAACAGTCGGAGGCCGCAGCAGCTGCGCCCGTACCCTGTGGTATGAACTCAAAACGCGTCACAGGCCGCGCTGGAGAATACACGTACGATGGGACTATGGAGGTTATGGCGGATTGGGGATTCAAAAGTTTGACGGTATAAGACACGTCAACGAAGCCAAGGGGCGTGTTGTCAGTACACCCGATGGTGGCGATGTAAACCTTACCCATGTCGTATGACGGAAGGTTCACCACCGGCCCCTTCCGGATGAGCTTGCGCTCCCCAGCCACAAACTTCGACACATCGAAAGATAAATTTGCATGACAGGATCCGTCGACGCTGTGCATGTTTCGGTATTCGGTGTATGTGGTGGGGGTCGATCCCTCCGGATTTGGTTCAAAAGCCATGCTGACAATACCCTTCTCGAGCGTTGAGCAAGCCGTGCGGTAATTAAACCGCAACGACTGAATCTCATAGTTGTCATAATTGCGAGCAATCTGGGGCAACCAAATACCCAGGGGGGAACCCCTGGAATACGTCTCGAGCCCGGGCTGCAGAGCGAAGGTACTAAACACCTCAAAGCCTGAAGTACCAGTCACGGCAACGCCATACGTTTCCGTATGGGTCACCACGGTGGCACCATTGCTCATCGATGTCATCGGCCGACGCCCGCCGGAGTACGTGTTGGTGGACACGCTGTTCCCACTCCTAGCACGGTTTTGTCCGCCTTTCCTACGAGGCTTGGTGGAATTTCTAGAACTTCCACCGGAACTATTGTTTTTGGAAGATTTTTGTTTATTTGAACGCTTATTATTATTAGTCATTTCCCAAGTGGTCAGCGAGGGGGGGGGCAAACGACAAGCCAATCCCGGGGTCTTCAACCACCCCACGGAAAGTCATGAGTCCGCACAACTCCTCAAACCCAAGCTGCACATCAGGGCAAATCCCGAACGCACGGTAGAACGACAAGCGGCAGCTGTCATGCACGCCGGTGTTGCGCTGGTGGTCGCGAGGCTTGGTGGACATGCGGCTGAACCCACTGTCGCTAAACAACAGGCTCCTCCGCACGTTGCTATCCACACCTTGCTCCCGCATCCTCCGATACAATGCGCCAAAAAGCGGCATGTCCCCAAAGAGTGACAAACCGCATACACCAACCGCACGAATCCACTGTA